GATGGGGATGACCGTTCGTCCGACAACACCGGCAGCTCTGGTGGCGATTCTCCTTTCGCGTCAGCCCAGGCCGTCCAACATGAGCCCGCTCGCCCGGTAATCCTGCCGGGGAGCGGCTCGGACGTTGATGCCGAAGACCGCATGATCTTCACGGCCACACCGATGAAGACCGCCGAGCTGTTTCACGCAACACTGCCCGAGGCTGGCCGCATCCTGCACTGGCGCGGCGAGTTCTACAGCTGGGACGGCACGCGGTACGTCATCCGCGACAAGGTCTACATCGAGCAGCGCCTCTACCATTTCATGGCGGCCTGCATGACGATCAGGGAAACCAAGGAGGGCGGGCGAGAGATCGTCGCCTTCAACCCCAAGACCGCCAGCGTGAACGACGTGGCTCACGCCCTGCGCGCCGTCTGCTACGCCGACATTCCCGAGCCGCAGTGCTGGATCGAGCCGCTGCCAAACGACCCGCCGGCCGGCGAGATCATCGCGTTCAGCAATGGCTTTTTGCACTGGCCCACCCGCACGCTGCTGCCGTCCACTGATCGCCTGTTCGTCACCTCGGCGCTCGATTTCGCCTACGACCCATTGGCCGGAGATCCCGTCGAGTGGCTGAAGTTCCTCGGCAACCTCTGGCCGACCGACGCCGAGTCAATCACCGCGCTGTCCGACATGTTTGGCTACCTGCTGACCGACGACACCAGCCAGCAGAAGATGTTCATGCTCATCGGCCCCCCGCGCTCGGGCAAGGGCACCATCCTTCGAGTGCTCGAGAGCATGGTCGGCTACCACAACCGGGTCAGCCCAAGCCTGGCGAGCATCGGCACGCAGTTCGGCCTCCAGCCCCTGATTGGAAAACGCCTGGCGATGATTTCCGACGCCCGTCTGTCCGGCCGCGCCGACCAGCAGCCCATCGTCGAGAACCTGCTGCGCATCTCCGGTGAGGATGCTCTGTCGATCGACCGCAAGAACATCAGCGCATGGACCGGCAAGCTGCCCACGCGGTTTGTGCTGGCCTCCAACGAGCTGCCAGCGTTCTCGGACTCGTCGGCCGCGCTCGCCAATCGCTTCATGCTGTTCAGTTTCACCGAATCGTTTTTGGGCCGCGAGGACCACGGGCTGACCGGGCGCCTGCTCAAGGAGCTGCCAGCCATCGTGCTGTGGGCCTTGGATGGCCTCGAGCGCTTGCAGGAGCGGGGCTACCTGATCCGGCCAAAATCAGCCGAAGGGCTGGCCGAGGATCTGGTCGAGCAGACCAGCCCGATGCGCTCATTCGTTGGCGAGAAGTGCGTCGTTGGCGAGGGCCTCGGCTGCGATCGCGACGAGCTGTTCAAGCTGTGGAAGGAGTGGTGCGCAGACCAAGGACGCGATCACCCAGGCACAAAAGTCTCGTTTGGTCGCCAGATTTCGGCTGCATATCCCGGCGTCAAACGGTCCCAGCCGCGCGAAAGTGGCACAAGATTGAACCTGTACACTGGCATCAGAATTCGGGCCACTTGGGAAAACGACGAGGGACCACTGTAATGGCACAGAATACAACCTGTGCCGGCACAACTTTGGCACAGGATAAAAACCACGATAAATCGTTGATTTCCCTCTGTAATTACTATTGGCACAAGATGGCACAAGTAAATAGACATAGTGTATATATACACACACACAGGAGAGAGGAATGGCTGTAATAGCATTTTCACGTGTGCCACCTGTGCCAGTCGGTGCCAACTGTTTTGCCCACATCGTTGCGAAAATCACACTACCAAAGTAAGATCCACATCATGGCGACCAAAAAGAAACCCGCAGCAGACATCCAGACCGTGGTGCCCAAGACCACAGGACGGCCGTCGAAGTTCGCCCAGGCGCTGGCCGATGAGATCGTCGAGCGTGTCTCCTATGGCGAGCCGCTGGCCCCTGTGTGCCGCGATCTCGGCGTCGGGCTCACGACCTGGTATCAGTGGTGCAAGGACCGCCCAGCCCTTTCGGAAGCCATCGCGCGTGCGCGAGAGGCCGGCGAGGAGATCATCGCGGCCGATGTGCTTCAGATCATCGACGAGGAGCCCAGCCTGAACGTCACGCAGTTCGGCAGCAGCTACGACAGCGCGAGCGTGACCTGGGCCAAGAACCGGGCCGAGCTCAGGCTGAAACTGCTGGCGAAGTGGAACCCGCGCAAGTGGGGCGACAAGATCGCCGTGGGCGGGGCTGAAGACCTGCCTGCGCTGCGATCTGAGGCGGCTGTGACCCTTGACCCGTCCGAGGCCTACAAGCGCCTCATGGGGGGCAAGGCATGAGCTCCTGCAACAAGGCCCTGCTTGACCTGGGCCAACCCTACCCGCGAACCTGCGCAAAGTGTGGCCTCGGCCCGTGCGTTGGCCGGCCCGGCCTGGTCACTGAACTCCCTGCGGGCATAAGCGCGCTCGACGTTCAGGTCGCTGGCGACCACTACAAGGCCCGCAAGATCCAGCCTGTCGAGTACATCCACGCCAACAACCTGAACTTCCTCGAGGGCTGCATCGTCAAGCGCATCACCCGCTGGCGCGACAAGCCGGCCGAGAGCCGCTTCCAAGACCTGGAGAAGATCAAGCACGAAGTCGACCTGCTGATCGAGCTGGAGTCCAGGAATGGCTGACCTGGCGACCTTCAACTGGCGAGAGCCCGACTACCGGCCGATCTGGACCGAGCGCCTCGAGCGCCTCCAGCGGCTGCGCGCAGATCCCGGCATCCTGCCAGGCCTGAAGGCCTTCTACGCTGACCACCCGGTCGAGTTCATCAACGACTGGCTGTGCACGTTCGACCCTCGCAACGTCGAGCGCGGCATCGAGGCCGTGACGCCCTTCCTGCTGTTCCCCAAGCAGGCCGCGTTCGTCGAGTTCGTCGTGGCCCGGTGGCGTGGCCGTGAGGACTGGCTGTGCGAGAAGTCGCGCGACATGGGCGTGAGCTGGCTATGCGTGGCGATCGCCACCTGGATGTGGCTGTTTCACCCTGGCGTGGTGGTCGGCTTCGGCTCACGCAAAGAGGAGTACGTCGACAAGCTGGGCGACCCGAAGTCCCTGTTCTGGAAGATCCGCGAGACGCTGAACCTGCTGCCGGCCGAGCTCCTGCCCAAGGGCTACAACGAGCGCGCGCACGCGCCCAGCATGCGCATCGTGAACCCTGAGAACGGCAGCACGATCGTCGGCGAGAGCGGCGACAACATTGGCCGCGGCAACCGGACCTCGATCTACTTCAAGGACGAGTCGGCCTTCTACGAGCGCCCCGACGCGATCGACGCGGCGCTGTCCCAGACATCCAACTGCAAGGGCGACGTGTCCACGCCCAACGGCTCGGGCAACCCGTTCTACCGCAAGCGCCATGGTGGCCGCATCAAGGTGTTCGTGTTCGACTGGCGTGACGACCCGCGCAAGGACGCTGCCTGGTACGAGCGCCAGAAGGCGACGCTGGACCCGGTCATCGTGGCGCAGGAGATCGACCGCGACTACACCGCGTCGGTGTCGAACGCCTGGATCTCTGGGCCCATCGTGCTCGAGGCCATGCGCCGGGGCCCGGCCGACGTGCAGGCCATTGGTCCGCTGATGGTCGGCGTCGACGTGGCGCGCTTTGGCAACGACAAGAGCTGCATCACCTTCCGCAAGGGCCGCGTGGTCTACCCGCAGATCGTCTTCGGCCAGTGCGACGTGGTCGACGTGGCCGGTCGCGTGAAGCAGGCGATCGAGGCCTGGGGCGAGAAGCCCAGCCAGATCGCGGTCGACACGATCGGCATCGGGTCTGGCGTGGCCGACATCCTGCGGCGCGAGTTCAAGCGCATCGTGGTGGACGTCAATTCGAGCCTGCGCCTATCCGACGGCCAGAACTACAACCTGCGGGCCAGGATGTGGCGCGACCTGCGCGAGTACCTGAAAAACGGGGCGTCAATTCCCAATGATCCAGAGCTGTCGACAGACCTGACAGCGCTGCAATACGAGTTCCGCGGCGGTGAAATGCTGATGGAATCGAAGGACGATGCCAAGAAGAGGGGCATCAAATCACCAGACAGGGCGGACAGTTTAGCGTTAACATTCGCCCATCCCGCGCGCGACATGGCCGACATGCCTGCGCGCGCTCACACCGAATACGCAATTTTCTAGGAGCTCATCATGGGTGGATTGTTTAGCAAGCCAAAGGTTCAGATGGCACCGACTCCGGTCGAGATCAAGGCGCCCGTGGTCAACACGGAGCAGGTGGACCGCACAGCGGCCGACATCATGCGCAAGCGCAAGGGCACGCAGGCAACGGTGACCGGCGCAGGCGACATGGGCACGACGGCCGGCTCGGTCGCGGCCAAGTCGCTGCTCGGCATGTAAGGGGCTGACATGGCTGACTCTCGCGCAGACACCTGCCTCTCCCAGCACGACAGGCTGATGACCCAGCGCTCCACCTTCGAGAAGGTGTGGCAGCAGATCGAGGATCGCATCAACCCGACCGACGTGCAGTTCTCCTCGACCGTGGCGAACCTGACCAAGGGCCAGCAGAACACCGAGAAGGTGTTCGACTCCACCCCCGGCCTGGCGCTCGATCGTTTTAAGGCGGCGATCCACTCGCTGGTGACGCCACGCAACCAGACCTGGCACAAGCTGAAGGCCTCCGACGAGGCGCTCAACGACGACCAGGAGGTGACCCGCTACCTCGAGGAGGTCAACCGCCGCCTGTTCGCGGCGCGCTATGCGGCCAACTTCGACACCGAGGTGCAGGGCTCCTACTACCAGGCTGGCAAGTTCGGCAGCATGGGCATGTTCGTGGGCGAGCGCCCCGGCAAGTCGCTGTTCTACCGATCGGTGCCGATGAAGCAGCTGTTCTTCGCGGAGAACGAGTTCGGCATCGTCGACCTGGTGCACCGCGACTGGTTCTGGACTGCGCGTCAGGCGTTCCAGCGCTGGGGCGAGAAGCTGCCGCGCGTCATCCAGATCGCGGCCGAGAAGTACCCCGAAACCGAGTACCGGTTCCTGCATGTGGTCAAGCCCCGCGGCGATGCCGACGTGAACCGCAAGGACTACAAGGGCATGCCGTTCGTGAGCTACTACATCTCCTTCGACACCCGCGAGGTGATCGAGGAGGGCGGCTTTCGTGCGTTCCCGTACCCGGTCAGCCGCTACGACCTGACGTCTGGCGAGGTCTATGGCCGCTCGCCGTGCATGACGATCCTGCCCGACGTGAAGATGCTCAACGAGATGAACCGCACGACCATCCAGGCCGCGCAGCTCAAACTGCTGCCGCCCTTGCTGGCGCACCGTGACGGCATCCTGGACGCTGTGCGCCTGACGCCTGGCGCGCTGAACTACGGCGGCGTCGACGACGCTGGCCGGCAGATGCTCCAGCCGCTCGACGTTGGTGGCGACATCAACATCGGCCTCGAGATGATGGAGCAGAAGCGCGCGGTCATCAACGATGCGCTGCTGTCCACGCTGTTCCAGATCCTGGTCGACAAGCCCAACATCACGGCCACCGAGGCCATGCTGCGCGCGCAGGAGAAGGGCCAGCTGATCGGCCCGACCGGCGCCCGCATCGAGTCCGAGTTCCTGTCCAACATGCTCTACCGCGAGCTCGACATCCTGGCTGCTGCCGGCCAGCTGCCGCAGATGCCCGAGCAGCTGATGGAGCGTGGCGGTCTGTTCGAGATCGAGTACGACAGCCCGCTGTCGCGCGCCCGTGAGGCCGAGGGCGGCGTCGCGATCCTGCGCACGTTTGAGCAGCTCGCACCGATCGCGCAGGTGGCGGGCCCGTCCGTGTTCAAGCGCTTCAACGTCGACAAGATCAGCGAGGAGCTCGCGCGCCTGAACGGCATGCCGGCCAAGCTGCTTTACACCGACGACGAGATGGAAGAGATCGACGCGGCGGCTGCCGAGCAGGCCGAGCTGCAACAGATCCTGCAAGCGGCGCCCGTGGCCGCAAGTGCAGCCAAGGACATCGCCCAGGCCTCCGCGCTTGCTGGCGCTGTGCCCAACGAAGTCATCCCCGGCCCGCTGCCATCATGATGTGCGCATCATGCTGACCACCATCGTGGTGACGTTCGAGTCGACCGAGGGCCGGCTCGTTGATGGCGACCCGACAGGCTGGCTGGCCGTGATCGACGAGCTCCCCGAGTTCGTGGGCCACGGCCACAGCGAGGGCGAAGCGACCGCAAACCTGTGCGAACAGCTGAACGAAATCGTATGGCACTGAACGTCTCGATGTTCCTGAAATACTGGAACCTGCGCGAGCACTACCGCGCCGTCTTCTGGCGAGCTGAAACCGATGAAGCGCACCTGCGCGCGATCATCAAAGACCTGCGCGACTTCTGCCGCGCGGACCAATCGTGTGTCGTGGTGGCGAAGGACGGCCACATCGACACGCACGCGACGGCTGTGGCGGAAGGCCGGCGCGAAGTGTGGCTGCGCATCACGCAGACGCTGAACCTTTCCGACGAAACCCTGCAACGATTCAAGGAGCAAGAGAATGACTGACACCGCAACCCCCGCACCGGCCGCGCCGGCTGCACCCGCACCTGCTGCTGCTGCGCCCGCCGCACCGGTGAACGCTGCTACCGCACTGATGGGCGACCCTGCCGCTGCTGCTGCTGCACCAGCTGGTGACCCTGCCGCGCCTGCCGGCGATCCGGCCAAGCCTGCCGAGCCCGCGGCACCGGCCGCGCTGGTGATGCCAGGCAAGGACGCGACGCCCGAGGAGTGGTCCGCGTTCTACGCGCAGATCGGTCGACCCGAGACGCCCGAGGGCTACGAGCTGCCGCTGCCCGAAGGCGACACAGGCGAGTTCGCCAAGACCATGGCGCCCATCCTGCACAAGCACGGCGTGACGGCCGAGCAGGCCAAGGGCCTGGCTGCCGACTGGAACGCGATGGTGGCCGCGCAGGTCGCCGAGATGGACGCGGCCGATGTGGCGCACGCCACCGCGATGAACGTGAAGAACACTGCCGAGGCTGCCGATCTCAAGAACGAGTGGGGCGAGGCGCACGATGCGAACATGCACTTTGCCAAGCTGGCGGTGCAGCAGTTCATGCCGGCTAAAAAAGCCGGCGACGTCATCGCGGCCATCGAGTCCAAGATCGGATACAAGGCCACGATCCAGTTCCTGCACGGCATCGGCAAGGGCCTGGGCGAGCATGACGCGGCCGGCATGGGCGCCAACAACAGCGCCCCGCCCAAGACTTTGGCCGAGCGTTTGTACCCTGGCGCAACCTGATCTGTTGTTTTAACGCAACAAAACCCGCTTTCGAGCGGGTTTTCTTTTTTAGGGCTTGCATTGCGAGAATCGCACCAGTGTTGTATATTCGCAACCGATTGATGCTGAAATCTCTGATGAGGCATCGAGTGACCCCCGAAGTCTCATTTTTGGAGCTTATCAATGGCAACTCTCCCCACCAAGGCTGGCGCGGTCACTCTGACTGATTTCGCCAAGTCCATCGACCCCAACGGCTCTACAGCCACCGTCATCGAACTGCTCGCGCAGTCCAATGAAATCTTGCAGGACATGACCTTCATCGAAGGTAACCTGCCCACCGGCCACCAGAGCACCATCCGCACTGGCTTGCCTGCACCCACATGGCGCAAGCTGTACCAGGGTGTGCAGCCCACCAAGAGCCAGCGCGCTCAGGTGGTCGACACCTGCGGCATGCTGGAAGCCCGCAACGAGATCGACGTCAAGGTCGCCTCGCTGAACGGCAACACAGCTCAGTTCCGCATGTCCGAAGCCATGGCTGAAATCGAAGGCATGAACCAGGCCCTGGGCGAAACGCTGATCTACGGCGACACGTCTGTGAACCCCGAGCGCTTCACCGGCCTGACCCCACGCTACAACACCGTTTCTGCTTCTGTGCCCACAAGCCAGAACGTGATCGATGCTGGCGGCACCGGCTCCGACAACACATCCGTGTGGTTGGTGGTCTTCGGTGAGAACACCATCACCGGCATCTACCCCAAGGGCTCGCAGGCTGGCTTGAACCACCAGGATCTCGGCGAGATCGACGCCTTCGACGCCTCCAACAACCGCTACCGCGCCTATGCGGATCTGTGGAAGTGGGACGTGGGCCTGGCCGTTCGCGACTGGCGCTATGCCGTGCGCATCGCCAACATCGACGTGTCCGACCTGGTGGGCCAGACCGGCACCCAGGCATCGACTGCATCCACCGCCCTGATCAAGACCATGATCCGCGCGATGGCACGCATCCCGATGATGGGCATGGGTCGTCCCGTGTTCTACGCGAACCGCACGGTCAAGGAATTCCTGGCGATCGCCGCGATGGACAAGTCCAACGCCGCTCTGGCCGTCCAGCCTTCGATCAACCAGCTGGGCACCGTGGCGCCTGGTTCCGTGAACAACGGCACCACGACCTTCCTGGGCATCCCGGTTCGCACCGTGGACCGCATCCTGTCCACCGAGGCCCGCGTGGTCTGATCAAGCTAGGGGTTCCGGCCCCTGGTTTGTCCTCCCCATTCTTTCAAGGAACCCATCATGATCCTCGATACTCAAAACACCTTCTGCTCCGCGATGAGCGTGGCCCGCGCTGTCGGCGACGCTGTGTCGACCGACGTCTACGACACCGGCGCTGCTGCCGACGTCGGCATCGGCGAGAACTTCTACATCTACGCCAAGATGGACGCCGCCCTGGCCGGCGCTGGTTCTTCCATCCAGGTCGTGTTGCAGGACTCTGCCGACAACTCGACCTTCGCCGACGCCGAGTCCGGTCGGGTTATCGCCTTGGCTTCTGCCACGGCCAATGCCGAGCTGGCCCGCTTGCGCGCCCCGATCGGCCTGCGCCGCTACCTGCGCGTGGTGTTCCGCATCTCCGGTGCGACCACCTCCGGCGGCACGGCCTCGGCCATGCTCGTCAATGACGTGCAGGCCCAGCAGTACGGCGCTAGTGGCTTCTCGGTGGCCTGATGCGAGTCGTAGCCAACTCTCTGGGCTACTTCGGATCTCTGCGCAACGCAGGCGACGAGTTCGAGGTGCCCGACGGCACCAAGGGTTCGTGGTTTGCGCCAGTGGAGTCCGAGGTCAAGGCAAAGTCGGCCAAAAGCAAGGGCAAGGGCGAGAGCCCTGCGCCTGAGCAACCTGTCGACGAGGCCGCAGACGCAATCTGATCCCGGCCCCAAAACCTCAGAAAACGGGATCGCTTATGATCCCGTTTTCGTATCTAAACCAAGGAAAATGCGATGCACATCGAACCGTACCGCACCCAGACACAGACGCAGAAAGCATACGTCGCGCATTGGGACAACATCACCACTGCCGATACCTGCGCGCCGCTGCAGTCGGCACAGTACACCGACAAGAGCGTCCAGGTGTTTGGCACCTTTGGCGTCGGTGGCACCGCGACCTTTCAGGGCAGCAACGATGGCGAGAACTGGGCCACGCTGACCGACCCGCAGGGCAACCCGCTGTCGATGACTTCAGCCAAGATCGAGATGGTCAGCGAGGCGACCGTGTTCGTGCGCCCCGTCGTGACCGGCGACGGCTCGACCAGCATCACCGTTCTTTTGTTGGCGAAGGAGTGAACCATGTCGAATGAATTTATCCAGGCCGCTGATGATGCGCGCCGTCTGCTGCGTGGCTTCAAGGCCTTCGAGGAAGTCGCTCAGGCGCTCGAGCTCACCGGCAACATCGTGCAAGCGCAGGCCGAGGCCGAAAAATCGCTGGCCGATCTGAAGCCACAGATCGAGACGGCGAAGTCCGAGCTGGCTGACGCCAAGGCAGCGGCCAAGGCAGCCAAGGCGAAGTCCGACGAAACCATCTCGGCCGCTCAGGTTCGCGCCAACGAGATCACGGCCGACGCCCTGGGCACAGCCAATGCGGCCAAGGCTGAAGCTGCCGAGATCCTGGCGATCGCCAAGAACCAGGCTGCCGAGGTGAGCGCTGCATCTGACCGCGACCTGGCGATCGTCACGCAGGCGCGCGACGCCATCGAGGCCGAGGCGCAGGCGCTCGAGGCGAAACTCGAGAAACTCAAGGCACAGGCCGCGAAGCTGTTGGGCTGACTGAAATCAACACGGGTTAAAGAATGAGCACAATCATCACCCGAGAAGGCAAGGGATCTCCGCTCGAGTGGGCGGAGGTCGATGCCAACTTCACGAACCTGAACACCGACAAGTATCAAGAAGGCAGTGCCATCGGCGCTGTAACCCCTGCTGCGGGTACGTTCACTACGCTGACTGCTACGGGGCAGACATCTTTGGGTGGTGCTGCTGGTAGTGAAGGTTTGCGCGTTACGACTACTGCATCTGGCATCAACTGGGTGCAGATTAAAGGCGCTGTGTCTGGTGATGACCCTTCAATTATTTCTGCTGGCTCTCAAAGTAGAAACATTCGGTATCGCACTGGAGTAGGCGCTGCTCATATTTTTGAAACAGGTTCATACGCAAATAGTCAGCTAATCATTGCTAACACAGCCTCCGCAGTCAATTATGTTCAGGTGACGGGGGCGGCTACTGGTGGAACTCCTCAAATTTCAGTGCAAGGTAGTGATTCCAACGCTGGTATGCAAATCAGCACAAAAGGCACTGGCACATTTGAAGTAAAGACAAACAACTTCACGCAGACGCAGTTGCTTGTTACTCATACAGCAAACGCTGTAAACAGATTAAGTATCACAGGCGGTATTGCTGGGGCGGCTCCCGTACTGTCGACAAATGGCTCCGACACTAACATTGACCTTACCCTGACACCTAAAGGCACAGGCAAAGTGCGTTTCGGTACGTACACAGGCACAATCCTGACCCCCACAGGTTACGTTGAAATCAAAGATGCAGGCGGCACAATTCGACGTCTGCTGGTAGGTTAATTTTTAGGAGAAATCATGGCCCTCATCAAATCAGTCGATACAGACTTCGGCATCCCCGCCAGCTACTGGAACATCGGTGCTGTTCAAGAAGACTTCAAAGGCAAAGGCACTGAAGTGACCTTCTACGGCTACGCATCCAAGGAAGCCCGTGACGCTGGCAAGCAGCCACTGAGCGCCGGCAAAGTTCAGATCGGTGGTGAGGACTACATCGCTGGTGCTGACCGCGCTGCGCTGTACGCCACCATTAAGCAGCGCCCTGAGTTTGAAGGTGCTGAGGACGCCTGATGTCCGCATACCTCACGGCGCTGGTCGAATACGTCAAGGCTGGGTATTGGACCCCAGGCTACGCCGTTGGCGATGCGGGCTTGTCGTCGTGGATTCTCAGCGTCGTGCGCCGTCGTCGGGGGCGTTGAGAAAATCCAAACAACCGCTTAGAATCGGGCAACCTTACCGGAGATCCAAATGGCACTCGTCAGCATGAAAACAGAGGGCGAGATGACTGCCCAGCCCATCAGCAACGACTACGGCTACGGCACCGAAATCCGCCTGAACGAAGACCAGTGCGCAGCTCTCGGCATCACCAAACCCCTCGAGGCTGGCACCAAGGTGTCCATCGAGGCCGTGGCCTTCGTCAAGTCGGCCACGCAGAGCGTCGGCGACGATGCAGGCGAGAAAGACCCCGAGGTCTACATGTGCCTCCAGATCACTGACCTGGGCATGAAGCCCATGGCCGGCCGCGACAAGAAGGTCATGGCAAAATCGCTCTACGCAGACAGCGAGGAGTGATCCATGGCGTCTGATGTCTCCATTGCCAACCGCGCCCTGACCAAGTTGGGCGCCGACCGCATCCTGCTGCTCACCGATGAGACGCAGGCCGCGCGCACGATCAACTCCATGTACGCCGACGTGCGCGATGCGGAGATCCAGCGCTACAACTGGAAGTTCGCGATCAAGCGCACCAGCCTGTCGGCGCTCGTTTCAGCTCCCGCCTGGGGCTACGATTTCCAGTACCCGCTGCCGTCCGACTATCTCGGCCTGGTGCAGGTCAACGAGTATTACGTCCGCTCGCTGCACGACAAGCGCGCGCCCTGGTCGGTCGAGGGCGGCATGATCCTGACCAACATCGAGGCCCCGCTGAAGCTGCGCTACAGGGCCCGCATCGAGAACACGGCGATGTTCGACCCGCTGTTTGTCGAGCTGTTCGCCTGCAAGCTGGCGATGGAATCGTGCGAGGCGCTGACGCAGTCGAGCTCCAAGTACGACGCGGCCGCGCAGGGCTACAAGTTCGCCTTGAGCGAGGCAGCCCGCCAAGACGCCATCGAGAACCCACCGGACGAGTACCCATGGGGCACTTGGCTGGACTCGCGAGAGGCTGACTGATGGCTAAGGCATCCCCCATCCTGGAGAACTTCAACTCGGGCGAGATGTCGCCCCTGCTGGCTGGCCGTGTCGGTTACGAGAAGTACCCCAACGGCGCGTCGATCCTGGAGAATTTCATCCCGACCACGCAGGGCCCAAACCAGCGCCGCGCTGGCACGCGCTTCGTGCACCCGGTCAAGAACAGCGCCAAGCAGGTTCTGCTGGTGCCGTTCGAGTATTCGGTCACGCAGGCCTACATGCTCGAATTCGGCGACTACTACGTTCGCTTCTACACTTGGGACGCGATCACCAAGGTGCGCGGCATCCTGATGTCTGGCGGCAGCCCGGTCGAGGTGGCGACACCTTACTCTGCCGCTGACCTGCGCAATGCCGACGGCACGCCCCGGCTGCGCTACGTCCAATCCGGCGACTTCCTGTACCTGGCGCACTCTGCTTATCAGCCGCGGATCCTCAAGCGCCTGACGGCCACGTCGTTTTCGCTGTCGCTGTTCAATGCGAATGGCGGCCCATGGAAGTCACTGAATGATACATCCACCACGATCTACGCATCGGCGCAGGCCGGATTGGTCACACTGACGGCCAGCGCTGGCATCTTCCAGGCAGCTCATGTTGGCTCATTGATCTATCTGGAGGCGCGTGACACCAACGCCGACCCAGCATGGGAGGTGGGCAAGGCCACCTCGGTGGGCGATCGTTGCCGCTCTGATGGCAAGACCTACGAGGCGTTGAATTCGGCCACCACGGGCACCAGCAAGCCCGTTCACACCGAGGGCGCTTTGTACGATGGCAAAACTGGCGTGCAGTGGCAGTACAGCGACCCCGGTTACGGCTATGCCCGCATCTATACGTTTTCCAGTTCGACGTCGGTGACTGCGGATGTGATCGACCGCCTGCCTTGGCAGACGGTTGGCTCTGGCGCTGCCTCGACCCGCTGGGCGTTTGGCGAGTGGTCGTCCGTTGAGGGCTGGCCGTCCGACGTGGCGTTCTTCCGAGAGCGCCTGTGGTGGGGTCGCAAGCAGCAGGTGTGGGGCTCGGTGTCTGCCGACTTCACCGACTACTCGCCCAAGATCTACGGCCAGGTCACGGCCGACATGGCGATCACCGTCACACTGGTTTCGGGCAAGATCAACGATGTGCAGTGGCTGGCGGCCGACAAGGATCTGGTGGCTGGCACCGCCGGTGGCGAGTTTGCCATCGGTGAGCTGACCAACGGCGAGCCGCTGGGCCCGGCCAACAAGCGCTCGCGCGTGATGTCCACGTTCGGCTCTCGCGCCATCCCGCCGATCAAGAACGTCGAGGCGCTGCTGTTCATCCAGCGCTCCGGCCTGAAGGCGCGCGAGACGTATTTCGACTTCGGCTCCGACGGCTACAAGTCCAGCGACACCACCGTGCTGGCCGAGCACATCACGGCCAGCGGCATCACGCAGATGGCGTTCGCGGCCGACCCTGACCAGGTCGTCTGGTGCACCCGCGCCGACGGCACGCTGCTGGGATTCACCTGGAACAACGAGCAGGCCGTGCGCGGCTGGCACCGTCACCCCATTGGCGGCTCTGGCGTGGTCGAGTCGATCGCTGTCATGCCCGCGGCCGAGGGCGATCGCTCCGAGCTGTGGATGGTAGTCAAGCGCACGATCGGCGGCGTGACCAAGCGCTATGTCGAGTACCTCGAGCGCCCCTACCGCATCGGCGACAGCCAGGCCTCGCAGTTCTACGTCGACAGCGGCCTGACCTACACCGGCTCGGCCACCACGACCATCTCGGGGCTGTCGCACCTGGAAGGTCAGACCGTCAGCGTGCTGGTCAACGGCGCGCCGCACCCTAACGTGGTGGTGGCCTCCGGCACGATCACCTTGCAGATCGCGGCCACCACGGCCCAGGTCGGCCTGCCATGCCCGGCCCGCTACCGCTCCATGCGGCTCGAGGCGGGCGCGCAGGACGGCACCAGCCAGGGCAAGACCAAGCGCATCCACAAGTGCGTGCTGCGGCTGCTCTACACGGGCGGCGGCAAGTACGGCGCCCTCAACGGTGGCCCGATGGACTACCTGCTGCTGCGCTCGTCGACGGCAGCCATGGACCAGCCAGCACCGCTGTTCACTGGCGACAAGGTGGTGCCGTGGCCCGATGGCTACAACACCGATGCCTATGTCGGCTTCGAGATCGATCAGCCGGTCAACGCTGTCCTGGTGGCCGTGATGCCGCAGATCGTGACGCAGGACGCGCGATGAACATCGTCGCCTTCAAGGCCACCCACCTGCAATGGCTTGAGCTGCAAGAGGCCCAGGCCTACCTGAGCGCCGACATCGTCAAGCCCGAGCACGCCCGCATGATCGAGCAGGCCGGGCAGTCCTTCACGGCGATGGTGGGCGACAAGGTGATCGCATGCTCCGGCACGGCCGAGGTGTGGGCTGGCAGGGCTGTGGCCTGGGCGCTGATTTCCAAGGACGCCGGCCGGCACATGGTCGGCATCCACAAGGCGGTCGCTGGCTACCTTTCTGCGGCAAAATACAAGCGCATCGAGGCGTGGGTCGATGAGGGCTTCGAGCCCGGCATGCGCTGGCTCGAGCTCCTGGGATTTACCCGCGAGACGCCGCTGCCAATGCGTGGGTTCAGGCCCGATGGCGGCTCCTGCTTTCTGTTTTCTAAGGTGAAATGACATGGCTTTTGTGTTGCCTCTCTTTGCTGCGCTGGGCACCGCTGCCGGCGCATCGGCTGCCACCGCTGGCATTGCCGGGCTATCCATTGCCTCTGGCGCTTTGGGCGTCGTGGGCGCGATCCAGCAGGGCAAGCAGGCCAATGCGGCCGCGCAGTCCGAAGCCAACATGGCCGAGTACAACTCCAAGATGTCCGAGATCCAGGCGCGCCAGGCTTACGCCGCTGCCGGGGTCCAGGAGGACGAGACGCGACGCCGTGGCCGTATCGCCCTGGGCAACCAGATCGCGTCCAGCGCCGAGGCAGGAGCTGGCCTGAATGGCGACCTGCTGCGCGAGTCTGTCTACGGCGTCGAGGCTGACTCCATGGCGATCCGCTACGAGGGCGACCTCAAGGCGCAGGGCCTGAAGGACGCAGCCCTCCTGCAATCATCGGCCGCAGCTGTGGCGCGTGACAAAGGCAAGCGGGCCGTCACGGCCTCCTACCTCAATGCGGCGTCATCGGCGCTGAACGCGACGACCAGCTACTACGGCGCGACGAAAGGCATCAAATAATGGCACGCGCAATTCCCACCTATCAGCGCCAGAACCTGGCCGGCGGCATCCAGTCTGCACCCAACGCCTCGAGCAACGTCTCGGCCAACGACCCGATCGCGAGCGCATTGAGCACCATGGGTCAGGCGGCCGGTGGGGTAGCAAAAGCCCTGGGTGATGAGGCTGCACTTGCGGCGATCGAAACCAAGAAGCAGGTCGAGAACGCTGCCGCGGTCGACGTCTCCAACGTGCTGTCGCAGGGCGACGTCTACTGGCAGGAAGACTCCACCAAGCGCATGCAGGCCTGGAAGGTCGGCGATCCCGACATGCGCGAAGGCATCGCCAAGGACTTCGACAAGTGGACGTCCGAGTCAGCATCCAAGCTGCCGACCGAGGCCTCGCGCAAATACTTCCAGCAGCACGCGGCGACCATGAAGGCCCGCTTGCAGACCAACGCCTTCTCGTTCCAGGAGAAGTCGCTCACCTCCAAGCTGAACGCCGAGAGTGATGCCGGCATGCAGGCTGACGAGAACGTGGTCTACAGCGACCCGACCCGGTTCGATGAGGTGTTCAAGCGTCGCGTCGACCCCTTGCTGGCGCGAACCGATCTGAGCCAGGCAGAGAAGATCAAGACTGCCGACATCTACAAGCGCAAACTGTCCCTGGCCGTCGAGCGCGGCGAGATGCAGCGAGATCCGATCGGCTGGTATCGCAAGCGCTTTGGCGAGTTCAACCCCACAGCTGTCAGCACGGGCAGCACCCAGCCTTCGGCCGCTGTCACGCGCAACCCCGACGGCACCGTGGTGCTGGACACCGACAAGAGCCTGCCGGCCGGCATGCGCAACAACAACCCCGGCAACATCATCTGGGCCAACCAGAAGAACGCGCTCGGGCCATCGGTGAACCGCGACAACAACGGGGCCGACGCCCAGGCCGTCTACGCCACGCCCGAGGAGGGCATGGCTGCCATGTACACGCTTGCCCTGAAAAAGTACGACGGCGGCAAGACCACGGCCGAAAGCCTGATCGCGGGGCAGGGCGGCTGGACGCCTGGCAACTCAGCGGCCGCTGCCAACGTCGCCAAGACCATGGGCCTGTCGCCTTCTGACGACCTGAACCTGCGCGACCCGGCGATGCTCCAGAAGTTCGCCCGCGCGCTGATGCTGCAAGAGCACGGCCAGGCCAGCAAGAAGTACAGCGACGAGATGGTGGCGCGCATCGCTGGCGACGTTCTGGCCGGTCGCAAGCCTGTCTCGGCGGCTGGTCCCACGCCCGTGGCCGCATCGGGTGCTCCGGCCTCTGGCGCCGCGCCCGCGGCCCGTCCTGCCATCGAGCAGCCCGCATCGTTCAAGGCGATGGATTGGGAGCAGCAGGACGCCCTGAAGTCGATGGCCGAGACGAAGATGCGCCAGGACCAGGCGCGCTTGCAGGCCGAAGTGGATCTCAAGGTCCGCGACGCCACGGCCATGCAGGCCGACGGCAAGGTCGACCCGTTCAACTTCACGCAGGAGACGTTCACCCAGGCCTACGGTGCCGATGGCGTGCGCCGGTTCCAGGACTACCAGAGCGGCCGCGTGATGGCTGCCGACATCGGCTCCTACATGACGATGGCGCCGGCCCAGATCGAGGCGTCCCTGCAAGAGAACCAGGCGCTGGTCAACAGCGTCGCGTCCGGTGGCGGGTCTGGCTATGCCGCCGCCGACCAGCGCCAGCAGCTGCGCATCCGAGCCGCTCAGTCCGTGGTGAAGATGCAGCAGGAAGATCCGCAGGCCTACGCCGTCAAAGCTGGCCTGTCGACGGCCAAGCCGCTGGACATGGGCGACCCTGCCAAGTTCGGCGCCGAGCTCGCCGGCCGTGCGGCCACAGCCTCCATGCTGCGCGACACCTACAAGACGCCCTACACGCTGCTGA